AATGCATTACCACCACTTATGTGAAACTCAATACCATCATTAAATACTTGTTTTTTGCGATTTAAAACTGTATTTGCAGCGAATGATGTAGATCCTGCTCCTAAACCAGTACCACCTGAAGCATTGTAGTTAGAAAAGTTAAAATCAGTCTCAATAAATACGCCGTTCATGAGACTATTACCAACAGAAGTATCATTAAACCAACCTGGCGCAGCAGTATTTACTTGACCCCAGTTTAAGTTGTCTGTATGATCAAAAGGTCTATTGTCACCGCCGCTGTAGTTAACATTTCCGTTAGCTGGTAGATTACTTATTCCACCAATTTGATTTATACCGTGTCTTGGAAATCCATAATCATCAGTGATCTTAATATTTATTATTTGCCCACCAACACTCAACTCAGAATAATCTGTTTGTAAAGCTGGAAACTCAAAAAATTCGGTATACAAGCTTAAGTTTCCATTTATATTATTTCCGGAAGAATCTATTAAGTCGTAATTTTCAGTATAATTACCATACATTAATCTACTGCTTACAAACTCTTGAGCTTTTGCTTTTTTAGGTAAAGCGTCATAAGATCTATCTAGTTGATTGGTTGGTATTATATTTCCAAATATTTGAGAGTCAACAGTTATAGCTCCTTTATCTATTTTATTAGCGTTAGTAACTGGATATTGAGCGTTCCAATGCGTTGAATTAACTTTAACAGTATAAGCAGTATATACAGCAGGATAACCATCAGTTTCTCTATATAGTATTTGTATTTCTTCTACATCTTCTGGTATATCACTAGACACGAAGTCATACAACAAAAAAGAATCTAACTTATTCTGCATACCATCATTTTCACCTAGCAAAGCGTTTAAGCTGTAACCACCTGCTCTAAACGCTGGGCGTGAATATGGAGATATACATGAATATTCTCCATCTAAATATTTATATCTTAAAGCAAATTTAACAAACTGATCTTTGTAAAGTCCTTTTTTAGTAACTAAACTAGCTACCCAAGAACCAGTAGTTTGTGGAGCTACGTAGCTGCTAACAAATTCTAAAAACTTTAACTTAAAATGATTGCCATTTGGATTGTTTGCATTTGAACTATAATCATCTATAATTTTAAATCTAGCAGTATTACCTCCTAAATTTATTTCTATAGTATCATCTATTAACCAATAAACATTAGTATCTGAAGTTTTAACAATTATTGTTGAGCCTGGAGTAAACTCGCTATTAGCAGTACCGTCGTCTAAAGCAAAGTCGCTTAGTAACGTACTAGCTCCACTTATAGAGCCTATCACTTTTCTAACAACAGTAGTTGTTAAATCTGCGTAACCGCTTGCTGAAGCATCTTGTTCTCTAACTCCAAAAATTTTAATTTCAGGAGCTTTTTTAGGATTTATTTTTGCAGCTGTTATGTGTTCTTCTCTAACGGCAGTTCCAAACTGTTGATCTCCACTTGGAAATATAACATGAGTGTGATCTAATAGTCCTAAACTAGCTGTTTTAAATCTTTCAATATTTATTTTTTTAGGCTCATTTCTACCATCTGTAAAAAATAAAATATCATCAACAATATTAATAGCTGTTATTAAATTTTTATTTGGAGTTGGTGAAGTACTTCCTAACACTAAAGTATCAGGATCTTGCTCTATTTCTGTAACGCTTTTTTGAAAGTTTAAAACTCTAGGCGCTTGGAAAACTAACACAGTTCCGTTGTCCATATCGCTTTGGTCATATATACTTTGACCGTCTGCTAGTCTAGATATTTCTATTACACCGTTGTTTAAAGCACCGTTAGTTGGTATATTTTTAACTACTACATCAGGAAAATTAGCCCATAAATTTAAACCATCTGGTCTAATTTTTTTAACTACCATACCTTCTCTAATACCAGCAGGAAGATGAACTGTGTTGCCTTGTGCCGTATTAGTAGTGACTGTTGCTAAACCTCTAATCTCATTTAAGTTACCAGTAGTCATAGGCATTATAACGTTATTGTTGTTATTAACGTCTAATATAGCTCTTGGTGCATGTCTAGCTTCAAACACATCTACTAATATAGGCTCAGCTTGATTTATAAGTGAACCAAAGTCTTTTTCATATATAACATCAGCTCTAATGCCTAGCTCTCTATATAAACCTTGATAAACAAAGTTTTGGCCAGTAGACATACTATACAAGCCGTTAGAAGGAATATTTGTAACTGCATTTTCATTATAAAAAGTAGAAGAAGGATTTGTGTCTTGATAAGTTCCATTAGCATCTGCTACTAATACATAAACTTTATTTCTATTGTCATCAGCATAAAAGCCTACGGCTTCTGCTTTAGCAGAATTGTAATCCATTATCAAAGGCTCAGAAAACTGTGACGAATTAAAGGGACTAGGATTAAAATAAGTTGTATTCTGTAAGACTGTCCAATCAATAAGCTGCGCGTTGCTTAATAAGTTTTGCGCACTACCAACATCAGATCCTTCACTTGTAGATACTTGTATATTTAACGCGTCTCTATATTCTCCGTTAGGTACTAAACGTTCGTCGAGATCTTTGTTCATTCGACCTCTAGTAAAATTCTTCTTTAACTCCGGCATGCGTTAATGTTTTATGTGTTTAGATCTACCTCTAAATATCTGAGTAATCTCTTCTAATTTAATATTAGATAATCTAAGTTTAGCATTACGCTTGGCAACTCTAGCTTCTTTCTTGTGATAAGCAACTAAACCTAAAGGAACATTAGCTTTTGTAGATAATATAGCGTATGCTATCTGCTTATACATTGCTTCTTCTGCAAATTTATGAACTTGCATTTCATCATCAGTTCCAAGACTATCACTTATGTACTCTAGTATCACAGTTTTACCAGAAATATTAGAACTAAAATGTATGAAGCCTCTTAAATCATCTATGTAAAAAGATCCGTTTATTTGAGCATGAGCAGGATCAAGACCATATCTTTGACCAATTAAAAAATCATAATTATCATCATCGTAATTATCTTGATTTTCAATAGGTGTTATTGAAGAAAAATTAGTACTAGTGTCAGACTCTGTAGTTAGAACTATTTCGTTATTAGTGAACTCATAGAAAGGCGCACTTTCAGGTGTAGCTGTTTGAGCTATGTTTGATGGATTACTCGTTTGTATTGCTGGATATAAAACGTGTTCTATACCACTAGCATCAGACGTAGTTAATTTTACATAATTAACATAGTCTTGAGGCATTGGAAGTTTTAAAGTTGAAGGTACGACTACTTCATAAGCTTTAGTAGATTTAAAAACGTCAAAGCTAAACTCTTGCAAAGCTCGCTGAGCATGAAACACTACTTCGGGTCTTTTAACTTTAGATATAATTTTATCTTCTCCAACATAAGCTATCATAAACTGATTTATAACGTCTTGAAGAGACGTAAATTGATAATTACCTAAATCACTACTGTTATAATATGTATTCGCTGTTGTTCCGTCTAATAACCCCATTTAATTATGATTTTTCTTGTTGTTTTTCTTCATTTACCATTGTACCAGCTATACCGCTTAATTGAGGCTTCTCTATTACTATACCAGCTAGTAAAAGTATCTTATTTACTAACGTTGGCTCTTCAGATTCATGAAACTCAAAATCTGTGGTACTAGAAGCATTATATACTGCTTTATTCAAAACAACATTGTAACCCCAAGAAACTTCAGCTGGCTTTTTAATATAATTACAAGTCACAGTAGAACTTGTTGCTAAAGTTGTTGGATATATAGTTATAGAGTCTATGCCTGATCTAACATACACTGGATTTTTAGTTGTAGGTCTAGCTAGTGGCGATTGATTAAACTTTGTTACTTCATTAGAATTTACTTCAGCTACTGTCTTGTGATAAGTATCGGTGGCTTCTTTGTAAAAAACTTCACCAAGTCTATAAAGATCTGTAGGTAGAGTGCTATTATCTATCTCTTTAACAGATACACTTCCAAAAGTTATATATTTACCACTGTTAGTTGTATCACCATTTTGTAATTTTACGTTGTGATTACCTGTAGCATCAGCTGTAAAAATAAAGTTGAAAGAACCAATTGATGGTTCGTACACAATATGCTGAACAGCAGTACTACCAGCATCATCAACAATTACTGCATACTGGGCTGGTTCGTCCATATCAGTAATGTCCCAATTTACTAT